CTTCCACAAGGGACGATGGAAGCATAACAGGGAGATCACAGCAGGCCCGTTCGGTAAGCCCCGCACCATAACGCATGCAGAACAGTTACTACTCCCCACCCGCGCCACACTTCCCAAGCATCGATATTTGTATCCTCTTGACCGTGCGATGAGGAAGCAGATACAATCGCTGTGCAAGCCATACCCTAAGCGCCAGCCCAGCAAGAGGGGCACCGGGGACCACCCGGAGCAAGGCGGGGCAGAACCGACCCTGGCGCTCCATTCTTTAGGCTCCGCTCATGAGTAGACGGACCCGTTGCACCAAGGCGATCTGCCGAGAGGCTGAGAAGGCCGCAGCGCTTGGCTTGTCTCATCCGCTAATCGGGAAGTTCATCGGGGTCAGCCATACAACAATCTACAACTGGATAAAGCAAGGACAATCGGAACAATCCGGTATCCATCGCGAGTTTTTTGAATCTATAAAGAGGGGAGAGGGCAAATGTGCAGCCCTCAACATGGCCACCATTCAAAAGGCAGCGCGGAGCGGACAGTGGACCGCAGCCGCTTGGGTGATGGAACGCCGCTTCGGCTACTCGGTTGGCCTGGAGGCCGAGCCAGCGCCCATCGATGACCTCGCAGAGGAGAGCGCCGACCACTGGCAGACTGAGGAGGGCCTCGCAGACCTGGCAGCAGACCTTGAGGGCATCGGGCCTGATGTGCTCGCTCGCATCGCTGAGAACCATCCACGGATACGCGAGCTGCTCCGCGAATCGCTCAAGAGCGGCGACTGATGCGCGTGCTTGCCAGAGCAGCACAGTCTCGCAGCCGCAGCCCGCTGTGGGTCTATACGCACGCTCGGCCAGCATGGGGTGGCATGAGCCCGCCCCAGTCAGAGTTCCACCGCAGCCAGGACAGGAAGCGCTTCCTGAGATGGCCCAACCAAACGGGCAAGACCCGAAGCGGCGCGGCTGAAGCGTGGTGGCATGCCCTCGGTGATCATCCCTTTCGCGACGTGGCACCGGCGCCGAACATCGGCTCCATCCTCTGCGCTGACTTAAAAAACGGCTGGAGCAAGCTGTCTCAGAAACTACGAGAGATCCAGCCGCCGGGTATCTTGCACGCCGAGTGCAGCTTTGACGAGGCCCGCGGCTACTACTTCAGAGGCCGCAGATCAATCGGGCTCAAGAATGGAAGTCTCATCCAGGCCTTTGGATCAGAGCAGCCCCTCACCGCTTTAGCGAGTGATACCGTCGATTGGCAGTGGATCGACGAGCCACCCAAACGTAGCCACTGGGGCGAGTTTCGCCGGTCTGGCTACGCCAAGCGTGCGCCCTGCTGGGTGACCCTCACGCCCATCGGTCGGCCGGTTGAATGGCTCCGCGACATCATCAGCGGCAACCCTCAGCAAGGACATGCAGCACTCGAACTGGACTGGTTCGAGCTCGTCGGCAAGCTGGACCGCGAGCATTGCCCGCACCGCTCACAGCAGAGCATTGACGAGCAGGTAGCCGAGACCGATGCCCTCGACCGTGCGCAGCGCATTGAAGCCCGGTGGGAGGGCTTTAGCATCGCCCGCAGAGTACCGGGCTTTTCAGAAATCAACATTATCGACGATGAGGAGATCGAAGCGGTTCAGATCGAGGAGATCGGCTGGGGAGTGGACTGGGGAGAGATCGTCGGCAACACCATCCACTATCTGGTGGGCTGGACCGGCTCCGCTGCCTACGTGCTCGGTGAATGGTCGCCAGACTCCCGCATGACCGAGGCCGAGGAGGCGCGCGCGCTCCGCTCTGAGCTGCTCCTGCCTTGGGGCGTGGATTTCGATCAGATCAGCACCGCCCGCGGGGATAGCAACTCAGCCGGGCGCCGTGGTATTGCAACTTCAGTCAATTCGCTGATGGATCGGGCAGTCGCCCGCGAGCTTGGCAGACCTCGCAGCCCTTGCCAGCTTCGCCCACCATACAAAGGGCCGGGCAGCGTCAAAGCACGCGCCCGCATCCTGTCCAGCGCGTGCATCGAGGGCCGTCTATACGTGCATCAGTCCTGCCAGCGGTTGATCCACACGCTGCGGCACTGGATGGGCTCAAACAATGATTTGAAACACCCATTCGATGCCGCGGGCTACATACTGGAGCACTATTTGTCCCCGGTGACCCGATCCGGCACAACTCAGACCCTGGTGAGATGATGAGCAGCTATTACGGCGACCTGAGCAGATCCCCACGAGTTCAAGAGCAGCTACTTCGAGACCGGCTGCTGAGGGGGCAACATGAACCAGATGTGGAGCGGGAGATTCAGAAGGACTACGCGCCCGAGATTGCCGCAGAGCTCCAAATTAATCCCGACGTGTCAGACAACCTCTTTCTGATGACCATGAATCAGCTCGCGGTGTCCTATGACCACACGCCGACCGTTCAGGCCGAGGGCATCACCGACGCCGATGATCTGGCGCCCATCATTCCGCCAAAGCTGTGGCCGCTGTGCCAAGAGCGCGACCTCGTTCAGCGCGGCATCCGTGAGTGCTTCATGCGCGTCGACTGGTCAACCGAGGAGGGTACCGAGGCCGTGAGCTATCGCGTGGTCAGCCCTGGCTACGTCATCAAGGCAGAGGCCAACGCGAGCCAGCCTGACCGCCCTGTGTGCCTCACCGAGTACCGGCTGAGGATGCGCGATGGTGAGCAGCGCGAGACCTTCGAGACATGGGATATCCGAGACCCTGCCGCACCGGTCTTCATGATCGAGGAGGAGATTGACGGCGAGCGGGTGGACATGACCGCGACGTATACCGACTCTGACGAGTACCCGTACACCGACGAGGACGGCGCCCCGATCCTGCCGTATGTGCTCTACCATGCCCGCCTCCAGGACCGGCTCTTTGACTTCATGTGCGGTGTCGAGCTGGTCCGCGGCACGCTGCGCCTGTGCGTCGGCTGGACGAGTTGGTGGGACAGCTACAACAACGCCGCGTCGCCCCAGCGGATCACCATCGACCTGCAACCGCCCGCAGGCACCGCCCGCACCTTGGCAGGCTCACAGAACGTCGAGACCATCACGACCTCGCCCAAAACCATCCTCAAATTTGAGAGCACCAGGGACAGCGCTGGACGGATCGACACGTACCCGCCTGGGATGGCTCCGATGGAGGGCGTGGAAGCGCTCAGAGCCTACGGTGAGCGCCTCGCTGTCTATGCTGGACTTAACCCCGGCGACCTCATCGCCAGCGGATCACCTCAGAGCGGCATCAGCATCGTGGTGAGCCGGGATGGACAGCGACGGGCACAGCAGAAGGCCGAGCCGGTCAACCGTGACGGTGATGCTCAGCTCCTCGCCACCGCTGCGAGGCTTGCGAATGCCTACGGCGGCGCCTCCCTGCCTACCGATGAACGTGCCTACAGCATCCAGTATGCTCAGCTTGGCCTCAGCCAGCAGGAGCGGAAGATCCAGATCGAGAACCTCCAGAACGAGACCGCGCTTGGCCTTGTCTCGCGTGTCACGATGGCCCGCCGCCTCAACCCCGGCATTGACTCAGACGAGGAGGCCATCGGCTTCCTCGTGGATCAGCAGCTACAGGAGCAGCGACTTGCCGAGGCGCTCGCAGAGACCACCGAGCCAGAGGAAGACATTCCCGGCGCCGTGGCTGAGATCGGCGCCGCTCGTGAGATGTTGCGCGGTGGTGCGGTTGATGTGGCCGCGCTTGATGAAGCGCTGCTGGCCATCCTTGCCGAGCTCGGCGGCGAAGACGACCAGCCCGCCATTGAGGACCGGGAGGAGTAGATGGCCGAGTCATACCGACCACCCGCGGCAGTCGCCAGCGCAGCACGTAGAGCGCTCGACATCCGAGCCAAGCAGCCGCCATCAAGGCGAGCAGGAACCGCGGTCGGCGTTCGTCGCGCTGCCCAGCTCGCAGCCCGTCAACAGGTCAGCATTGACACGATCAAGCGCATGGTCTCGTTTTTCGCGAGGCATGGCGCATCGCCTGGAAGCGCCGCAGCAAGACGCGACCAGAACAGCAAAGCGGCGCAGGCCTGGGGATTGTGGGGCGGCAACGCTGGCCGTTCCTGGGCTCGCCGCATCCTCAAACAGCAGGAGCCCCAACCATGAGCGACGAGACAACCACGACACCGGCACCCGAGCCGGTAGCACCCTCCCCTGACACGTCAGACCTCCGCGCACAGCTCCGCGCTGTGTCTGCCGAGCGTTCGCGCCTAGCCGGTGAGCTCAAGACGGCACAAGAGCAGGCCGCGAAGTTCCAGGCTGACCTCAAGAGCAGCACCACTCGCCACACCCAAGACATGCACCTCGTGGGCGCTGGCATCACCAGCAAGCGAGGACGCCGCGCCATCCGTCGCGAGTATGCCGACGCGCTGAGCGAGGTCTCAGAGGGCAGCGAGGCGCCTGCCTTCGGTGCTTTCGTCGATGACCTCAAGGACGACCCGCTTTATGGGCGGTGGTTTTCCACAGCTATTGATAAGCCTGTGGATAACGCTGCGGCGCCTGTGGATAAACCCAAGACCAAGCGCAAGCCAGCCAGCAACCCCAACG